ATGTTGTTTCGCTTGAACCAACTGCGAACCACCAATTGGTTGTGACACTGCTGGTAGTCAGTGTTATCAATTGGAAAATTGTATTATCATAATCACCATTGGCATTTTGCAATGTGTTGACGGCATACGAGCCGGCTGTTCCTATAGATGTTTTTGGTTCTACTATGGTTATAGGATCTGCAGAAAAGCCCAAATCACTAAGAACACTAGTAGTTGAACCTGCAAGTGCGAACATCATGGTGTAGTCATTGCTGACCAAACGTAGATTGCAAATATCACCTGTCAAGCTGGCAGTTTTGCTGTATTTGCCTTGACGAACAAATATTACAGCTGAGATGCCCATTATCTGTAATGATGCATTGGTATTAATGTTGCTGGCCACTTGTGCCAAACTATTACCTGCTGATAGTGCAATGGATATGCCATTGATAACAAGATTTCCATTGGCAGTTATGCAGGGCACTGACCCACTGGTGATCGGCCCGTTATTTACACTATATCCTTGTGTGATAGCACAAAGCTGTGCACTATTGCTGATAACAATGGGTTTCTTTGACTGCCAAGAATAAGCAGGATTGATATTGCCATTGCTTTGGAATATGCCCCAGGATGTACTGGAAGTATCTAACCAATAAGTGCCATTTACAGTTGGACCAGATGGCGCAACAGTAGTTGGAATAAGTTGATCTAAATCAACATTGGCACGTATTACATAGGCACTTGTGGCCACACCAAGATATGTATAAAGTGTAAACAGTCCAAGTTCGTTGAGTTGGTTGTCATACTGCACTGTGCCAGCTGCACTATAAAATGTTGGATTACCAAATGTTTGAAGTGCGTCTCTCTGACTGGTTATTAGATACAAGTCGCCGGCGTTTTGGGGCAATGTACCTGGAGCAATTGAAGTACCGCCAGGCGCTATTTTGTTGGCTGCAGTAGCAATGACAATTAATGGTATTGTACCTGGTCCGGAAGCAGCATAAGCACTTTGATCTATAATGCTTACCTTTACGCCTGGAGAAACTAGTGACCCTGACATGTTTTACCTCGTTGTGAAAATGTGTTATATCCTATTTATCAAAGCCCGTTGAAAATTACCAGAATTTAGGTTGTAGTATGTTGATCAACCAACAAGTTATCAGGTAAGTTTATTTTAATGAAACAGAAAGTGATAGGAATTGTAGGTTTCATCGGCAGCGGTAAAGGAACCGTAGGCGATTACCTGGTAAAATGCCATGGGTGGCAATCTGTTAGCTTTGCCAGCAGTTTGAAAGATGCAACTGCTGCAATATTTGGCTGGCCACGAAATTTACTAGAAGGCAACACAACAAACAGTAGACTATGGCGAGAGCAAGCAGATCACTATTGGTCCAGCAAGATGAATTTTGAAGTTACACCTCGTTGGGTTCTTCAACAACTTGGTACAAATGTTTTACGTAACAATTTTTTTGATGACATATGGGTTGCCAGCCTCGAACGCAAAATTATGCATACAGACAGTAATGTGGTTATTACCGATGTGCGATTTCCAAACGAAATCAATATGATACGATCAAATGGCGGACGTTTGTGGTGGGTAAAACGCGACCCATTGCCCAAATGGTATCAATGTGCTGCAACAGATCCAGAATCTATGCCACTGTTATATCCTGATGTACATGCCAGTGAATATTTGTGGTGCAATCAAGGTCCATTTGCCACCATTGACAACAACAGCACGCTTGAACACCTTTATCATCAAGTGGATTTAATAATTTGAAACCAATTTGTTTTAGCGGCGGCGCCAAAGGTGCAGATCACGCATGGGGATTGATGGCCATCAATGCAGGTCACGAACTTATACACTTCTCATTTCAAGGTCATAAACCAGTTGAAGAGGCCTATGCTAAAAAGCTGTCAAGAGCTGAATTGAATGAAGCTGACATATATGTAGAAACTGCCGCCAAAGCTATGCGTCGAAAGTGGCCAAGTAAAAATCCACATGTCAACGACTTACTACGTAGGAGTCATTTCCAAGTACGATACAGTGAACGTGTTTACGCAGTGGCTAATTTTTTACCAGATGACAAAAGCGTCCTAAAGATTTCTGGTGGTACCGCTTGGGCTGCAACTATGTATGTTGACAGATGGTACCTAGGTCGAGATCTAAAAGAATGTGAGCTATATTTCTATGATATGGTGTCTAATAAATGGATGCAATGGTGGGAGACTTGGAAGGTAATAGACAGACCTCCCGCCCCGCACGGTCGTTATGCTGCAATTGGTAGTAGAGACATAACAGACCGAGGTATACAGGCTATTTTTTCCATTTACAACTGAAACCAACTGCTGATGTCAATGACCTGTTGCAGGTTTATACACCAATTATTTTATCCAATCACTATTAGTGGAGGACTGCTTTCATCGATATAAAGATCAAGTTCTTTTTCAAGCGCTTCGCGTTCGGCAATGGCTTCTTGTTTTAGAGCATCGCCTTTGAGAGTTGTCCCTCCGCCCGGACCAACTATGGTGTTAAACTTGCTGTATGCTTCGCCTAACTGTGTTTTGCACCAGGTAAGTGCATAAGAACGTATCCAAGGACGAACAAACGGGTCCTGCAGCAGTTCCTCATCAACACGTATGCGTTGACACCATAACACTACTGTTTCGCCGCCAGTGGGTTTACGCACCAGCTGTAGTACTTTGGTAACAGGATTAAAAGTATAATTGATGTATGCTCCAAACATGCGTCCTGCTTGCTTGAGATATTCGTTGAACAATTCATATGTCAACAAACCTGCTGTATATCCGCCACCGGCACCTGCTTGCAACAGATACAAGTTGGTGTAGGCCAGTGAGAACGGGTCGAGATAAGTACCGCCTTGTGTTTCTCCCAAACCTCTACGATAAATGCCACGCACCTGAACGATTTCGTCAGGCAAAGTATATTGATTGGTCTCATACAATATATGTAGGAAGTAGTAAGATTCTTCTGAACTATTGCCGGCACGCTGCCTATATCGATCAAATGCCAATGTCATTGCATTTTCATAATGTTCTGGGTCAAGTTCGATGTCAACCATACCACCGCCCATCATAAGTCGCATTTGATCAATAATTTGTTGTCTTAACGGAGTTGCCATGTATTGTTCCTATATGGTCTATTTATCAACATTGTGAATCAACTAAATAGACAGCAATAGATTAGGAACAAAATAATGCCCCCTTTAAGTCTTTGGCGAGGTCAAGCAGTTAGAACCAACGATTTCAAATTTTTTGATCGTGTGATTGCTGAACAGTATGATGTTGGCGGGACTGAGTTTTATATCCACAAATCAATAGGAGTTTATTCGCAAACTCCTGGCACAAATGATACACTTCCTTTAAATGTATCAACGTCTGGTTTACCAGATCCCAGCACAGAAATACAAGACGTGCTAAACATGGAAAACAGAGATCGCAAATATGATCCAAACGTATACAGCCTAAAGGGTCACTATCAGGTGCAAGATTTAGAATTTGATCTGCGACAGTTTGGCCTATTTCTCAGCAATGATACAATTTTTATTACCTTTCATTTGGGAAAAATGCTAGATATGATCGGTAGAAAACTTATCAGTGGTGATGTTATAGAAATTTTGCATCAGCGAGACGATGCAATTTTAGGGTCCGATGTTGCTGTTAATAGATACTATGTTGTTGAAGATGGTACCAAACCTGCCGAAGGATATAGTCCAACATGGTGGCCTCATTTGTGGCGCGTCAAATGCAATCCGATAACTGACAGCACAGAATTTAGAGATATTATGCAATCGCCTCTGCTAGATGCTAGCGGTGATCCAGTTCCTGCACTAGATGGTCAAGGAGGATTTGCCACTCTGGGAGATGCGCTTAGTACTCGAGGTGCTGAAAATGCCATCAGTGATGCTATTGCAGCAGCAGCTCAACAAGAAGTTCCATTTTATTACTTTCAAACTCAAAGCTGGTATATATTGCCCAATCAAGACCCCAACCCAGTTGGCAGTCCAATCATTGGTGACAATGATATTTGGACAGGCGATGGCATCCCGCCAAACGGCAGTGCTCCTGTTAACATGGGAACCTCGTGGCCCGCTACTCCGTTAAATGGCGACTGGTTTTTACGTACAGATTGGAGCCCGCCGCAGTTATTTCAATACAACAATGGTATATGGAAATGGAGACAAACAGACTTCCGCAATCAATGGCTGCCTGCCAATCAAGGTCTGGTAAGCTTTATAAATAACAAGACAATTACAACTTTGTCCAATGGCACTGTATTGCCTGAGCAACAAAATCTACGTACAGTTGTCAAACCCAAACTTGATCCGGACATCATACAAGGAGATCCACCATGAGCTTTGATTTTGATTTTACACAACAACAACTTGCCCAATGCATCAACAATGCCAAAATTGATGAATGGTTTGGTCCAATTTGCGATATACTGCCAGATTATCAAATTACATCGGTGAAACGTGTTGCAGCATGGTTAGCTCAGATGGGTCATGAAAGTGAAGATTTTCGCGATCTTGAAGAAAATCTCAATTACAGCGCCAAAGGATTGAGAGGTGTATTTCCCAGATACTTCCCCACAGACGAAATGGCTCTTGAATACCAACGTCAACCACAAAAAATTGCCAGTCGCGTATATGGTGGACGCATGGGCAATGGCCCAGAAGAAACACAAGAAGGCTGGTTGTTTCATGGTCGCGGACTGATACAAATCACTGGCAAAGACAATTATACACATTGTTCAAATGCGCTCTATGGCGATCTACGTCTATTGGATACACCTGAACTATTGTGTCAACAAGATGGCGCAATTAGAAGTGCGTGTTGGTTTTGGAACAGCAGAGAGCTAAATGATTTTGCTGACAATCACGACATTATAACAATTACCAAGCGCATAAATGGAGGCACGCTTGGCCTTGCTGAACGCACAGAACGCTATCATCGTGCGTTAGAGGTACTGGGTTCTTAACTTTTATCGACACATATACACTGTTGTTGTTTCAAACTGGTTGCAATGATACTAACTAATTGTCAATTTACTGCGACAATGTTGCTAAATTCAACAATTTAACAGCAGTCAATACTGCGATAAATATCCACAAAGAAGGTATAATTAATGCAATATTGGTATTCGGCTCAATTACGACAGTATCGTCTACAGTTTATAAGAGCCTTTAGTGGATTTTCTGTTAAAACTGGCCGAGGCGGACCCAATAACACAGAAGAACTATTGAAGGTACCTTGTCGGTATGGCGATCCATCGCGAGTGGCAGCTACCATTGTTAGAGGTAATACTGAAAACAAAGTTCTCACTGTTCCATTTATAACTTGTTACATCAATAGTTTGGTTATGAGCGCCAGTCGTCGACAAGATCCTTATTTTCAACGATCTGTACAAGTAAATGAACGGCAATACGATGAGCAAACACAGAGATACACCAACGACATAGGTAATCGTTATAGAGTAGACATGTATATGCCTGTTCCCTATGATGTTACCATGCAAGTGGATATATGGACCAACAACGAAGATATTAAGGAGCAATTACTTGAACAAATAATGGTGCTGTATAATCCAACTATTAATATACAGACCAGTAATAATCCCATAGACTGGACTGTTTTAAGCTATATTGAAATGATGGAAAATGTAAATTGGAGTTCAAGAACCATTCCCGTTGGTACAGATAATCCCATAGATGTAGCAACCATACAATTTAAATTTCCAATTTGGATCAATCCTCCTGCAAAAGTTAAAAAACAAGTTCTCATTGAAGAAATAATCACTAATATAGTAAAAGGCTACAAAGAACCAAATGCAGTAGAATGGAGCGAATATGAATTTCTAGCGCGAGATATTGTAACTCCAGACAATGCAGAAATTCGTGTAACAAATGTCAATCCAACTACATATGCGTTGAGTTTGTGTCAAGAAAACGGGTCGCAGGTTGATCCAGAATCATCACCTACAGTGACTTTTGCCACGGCCTATCCAAGATTGTTTTCAGGTATGGTTTTTCTATGGAATGGCATACAAATAACTATTACCACTACATCAGTTACTGAGGCTATATCTCAAATTAGAAGCTTTTTAGGTGGGACACAACTCAACTGTGTTATATATAATAATACAACCATGCAATTTATAAACACTGCTGCCGGTGATAATATATTTGCCGATGTTGTACCAGGTTCGTTGGCTGCATTAGGATTGGAAGCAACTACATATCCTGGCGGCAACCTTGCATGGTGGAGATTGTTGCAGTATTACGGTACAATCAAGCCCTATAGTCAATACGGAGTCAACGCAAGCCAAATAAGATTAAAAACAGTTGATGATTTAACTCAAACCAGCTCAGACCTTGTAGGTTGGATAGAAATTGACCCAACTGATCAAAATATTCTTTACTGGATTGCTGAATCTGACAGTTTTCCAGCAACAACATTACCGCCAATCAATGCCATTGTAGATCCAACTGTAAGTGGCCCTGGTATTAATTTACCGTTGGCAGTTAATGGACAGCGTTACCTGCTTACAGAAAACTTGCCTATTACCAGTCAAGCTTGGGGCAACATAAGTATTCCTCAATCATCGCCTGTGGCAGTGCAGTCTGCTATATGGCAAGCCGGCCAAACAAAAATACAACTCAATGCAGCTAATACAGCTATTCAATCTGGACAGTTGATTGTAAGTAGTAATGTAGGAATTCCTCAAGGAACAGTTGTATTAAGTGTTGATAATACCAATATCGAAATTGTCAATGAAACAACACCTTTGTCAAGTAATATTACAGTTACCAATTCCAATTATGCTCCTGTTTATTTTTATTCACAGGCTACTGCCAATGATATCATTACATATAATGGTACTACATGGATTGTGACATTTGATTCTCAAGCTGAACGCAACACTACCCAATACGTACTCAACCAAACTTCCAATCGTTTGTATGCTTGGTCAAACGGGTATTGGGCTCCAGTTGTTGACTCAAAATATACACGCGGTTATTGGACGATTGCGCTATGATTAAAAATCTCTTTGAAATTGAAACATCGGTTGACATGGCAACTTTT